AAAAGGCTGTTACGACAGAACGGCAGGTCAGCTTATAAAGGAACTGTACCAATGCAAAGGCGATATAGGCAGTGTACTCGGCGATTATAACAGCGAAGTCGGTGCGTGGATAAGGTTTAACCCTCTTGACGGTAAGGGCGTAAAAAATGAAAACGTAACGGAGTTCAGATATGCACTTGTCGAATCCGATACAATGGACATTTCGGCACAAAAAGCCATTATAACAGAATTGGAATTACCTGTTGCGGCACTCGTATACAGTGGCAAAAAGAGCCTGCACGCAATAGTAAAAATTGACGCGTCAACATATGAAGAATATAAAAAACGTGTTGATTATCTGTATAACGTGTGTAATAAAAACGGATTGAAACTTGATATTCAGAATAGAAATCCGTCAAGATTATCGCGTATGCCGGGCGTAATGCGTAACGATAAAAAACAATATCTTCTTGATACCAATATAGGCAAAGAAAATTGGAATGAGTGGCGTGAATGGATAGAAAGCGTTAATGATGACTTGCCCGATCCCGAAAGTATGGCTGATGTGTGGGACAATTTACCCGAACTTGCACCGCCATTAATTGACGGTGTATTAAGACAGGGACATAAAATGCTTATAGCGGGTCCGTCAAAGGCGGGTAAATCATACGCATTGATTGAGTTGTGCTGTGCCATTGCAGAGGGGAAGAAGTGGCTTGAATGGAACTGTACGCAAGGCAAAGTAATGTACGTTAATCTTGAACTTGACCGAGCAAGCTGTCTGCACCGTTTTAAGGACGTTTATACAGCACTTGGCATAGCACCCGACAATCTATCCAACATTGATATTTGGAATCTTAGAGGACGCAGTGTACCAATGGACAAGCTCGCTCCGAAACTTATACGCAGGGCAAGTAAAAAGAATTATATAGCGATTATAATTGACCCGATATATAAGGTTATAACGGGTGACGAAAACAGTGCAGACCAAATGGCACACTTTTGCAATCAGTTCGACAAGGTGTGTACGGAACTCGGCTGTGCGGTGATATATTGTCATCATCACAGTAAGGGTGCGCAGGGCGGTAAAAGAAGTATGGACAGAGCCTCGGGTTCGGGTGTGTTTGCACGTGATCCCGATGCACTTATCGACCTTGTAGAACTTGAATTGAACGACGATATATTAAAACAGGAAAAGAATAAGGCAGTATGTAAAGTATGTGAGGGTTGGTTATATAAATACGATAAACTGTATCATGCGTCACAAGACGATTTGTGCAGTGAAACTCAAATGCTTGCATTGTGCCGAGAATACCTTGAAAACGACGCTTACGAGTGCGTTATAGAAGATGTAGGTAAGGTAAGAAAAACGGTTGAAAGCCGTAGTGCGTGGCGTATAGAGGGTACGCTTAGAGAGTTCCCAAAGTTTGCGCCTGTAAACCTGTGGTTTAAATATCCTGTTCATAATATTGATAATATCGGTGTGCTGAAAGATATTGCGGTTGATGACGGAATGTCGACGTGGAAAAAGAATTTTGCTAAAAAGAAAACAGACGCAGAACGTAAAAACGAACGTAAAAATTCCCTTGAAACAGCATTTGAAGCGTGCGGAATTGATGATAAAGTGACAGTAAAAGCAATGGCAGAATATATGGGAGTTACAGAGAAAACTGTAAGAAACAGATTGAAAGAACACGGCGGATTTTGGATTGATGAGGGTCAAGTCGGTAAGAAATAAGAGGGAAAATGTCGGAGGGAAAATTACTCTTTAAAATTTCCCTAAGAGGGAAAATATCGAAATATTTTCTTTCCTTTCCTTAGAGAAAAAGTCGAGAAAAAATTAATTTTCCTTAGGGAAGAAAAACTCGGGAAAATATCGACTTTTTCCCGAGGGAAGGAAAATGTATATATACTACGTATATATAAAGGTTTCCCTTTCCCTAAGGTCAGGGGGAAGTAGTTGTGCGACAGCTTACGCACAACAACTCCTTCCCCTTACTGACTGACAAAGCAAAAATTTCAGAACAGACACAAAGTAAATAAATGGAAGTGAGAAAATGAAAATACAATTTTTTATGGCAATGATACCGCCGACAAAAACGTATCAAGAAAAAAAGGTTGCAGTCGTAAAAGGTAAGCCGGTATTTTATGAACCGCCGGAAGTTAAAGCGGTAAGAGAAAAACTTGCGGCACACCTTTCACATTACGCACCTAAAAAGATGTTTGAAAAGCCTGTGCGATTGGTAACAAAGTGGTGCTTCCCTAAAGGCAAGCATTCGGACGGTGAGTATAAGGCAACAAAACCCGATACGGATAACTTACAAAAAATGCTTAAAGACGTTATGACGGAAGTAGGATTTTGGAAAGATGACGCACTTGTGGCAAGTGAAATAACAGAAAAGTTTTGGGCGGAGCAGACGGGCATATTTATAAGCATTGAGGAATTGTGATATGGATATTCTTGAAGTAAAACAAAATCTTAATAAAACGGTTTATTATTCGGATTTTTATAATATCCCCGAACCGACACCGTTTATCCTTAATGCGTGTATCGCAAGAAAAGACCCGAGAGGATTTTTGAAATATTCACTTGAACTGTTGGATAAAACCAAACACGCAGTAATTATTGTGCCGATTGAAAAAGTAAAATTGAAAAATGATGAATGAGGAGGATAACGATTTGACGATTAAAGAATGTAAAGAATGGCTTTCGAGAGCGAGAAAGACGGACGAGGAGATTGACGCATTGATTTTGGAGCAGGAGCGAGCATTGACAAACGCAACAAGCACTGTGGCTCAGTCGGGCAGTGAAAAGGTGCAGACGTCAAACGTGAATACTTCGGAGAATAAGTTCATAAGCTATGCCGCTTATTCCGAATTGATAGATAAACGCATTGACAGACTGTATGAGATTAAAAAAGAGATTTTGGAAAACGTGAATAAACTCGACGATGCAACACTTCGGACACTGTTAATTTTACGCTATTTGAATTTTCAAACATGGGAAATGATTGCTTGTAAAATGAATTACGGGTACAGACATATTTTGCGTTTGCACGGTAACGCACTGATTGAAATTAAGAATGTCATTGAATGTCACATTGAACCTGTGATATAGTATATCATGAAATAAGTAACATAAGCGGTGTATCATCGTGAGATGATGGGTGAATATCTCGTGTAATTGGTGGGAATGGAGATATAAAAAAAATTATCAAAAAAAATGTTTGAAGTTGTAATATTATGGGTATATATCATACGAGGTGATGATATATGTCCAAAAAAGAAAAAAATTCGATAAAAGATATAACCGAAGATGATGAAGAAACTAATCTTTTTAGAGCCGAAATGATGAATTTTTATAAGAACAAGACCGAAGAAGAACTTTTAAATGAAAAGTATAGGTTAGAAATAAAAATGTATGAAAATGAAAATAATGATCCGATGTATTACACTAATACAATATCAACTTTTTCGAGTTTATTAATATCCGTGACAGCTGCAATATTTACTTTTAACTCTTTAAGTGTAGCATTGTCAAAGGATATAAGCGAAGATATGAGATTTAATTCATATTTACTTGTTTGTATAATTATAATAAATATTCCAACTTGGATTCGTTTAGCCCGTAGTTACGGTAGTAAGATGGACAAATTATGTAAATGTAAGCAATGTAAAATAGCTTTAATGTGCATAGACGATATACTTAATGAGCGGCAATTTCAAACGGTAGAATGTAATGATAAAGTTAAAAGATATTACATAGAAGTGAGAGATAGAAAATAGAAATTCAAAACACACCTAATTGGGTGTGTTTTTCTATACCCAAAAACAGGAGGTGAAATTCATGGCAAGACCGAGAAAGATTACGA